GGACAAGGAGAATGATTCGTACTATTGGAAGTCTAAGATGATACGAGAGCAGAGGCACGAGATGGCAGATGCGATGCTTATACCAAGTGATCCGAGATTTAAACTGGTGTATCCGGAGAAGTGGAGGGAGTTAGAAAAATTACGCGATAATTAAATGGCAAAAAAAGAAGAAGAACAATTTAATGCTGATGAACTTTCCATAATTACATGGATTTTTAAGAATAATATTGTGTCGGAAAAGGGTGATCTTTTGGATTTTAGAGATCGCCTATTTTTATTGGATATCCTGTCTGACTGGAGCCAGGAGATAGTTATTAAGAAATGTGCGCAGATTGGAGGGTCTGTGACGTTCAATTTAAAGGTTTTATTTGCGATTATTAAGTACGGATGGAACATTTTATATACATTTCCGACAGATAGTGACGTTCAAGAGTTCGTGGCATCTAAGACGAACAAGATTTTATCGGCGAATCCACATGTTTTTGCTGGATTGCCTACTGACAACATCGAACGAAAGGAGTTTAAACAAGGGGATAAGAGTAGATTTTTATTTTTTAAAGGAACGGTGTCAAAGACTGCGGCGATTATGACGACGGCTGACCTTTTAGTGCATGATGAAGCGAGTCGTTCAGATCAAACAGTGATTGAAACGATGAAAAGTCGTACAAAAGCTAGTAAATATAAGGGTAGATGGATGTTTTCCAACCCGACAACTGAGAAGGACGCGATTGATATACAATGGAATAAGTCAGACCAGAAGGAATGGACAATTACTTGCGGAAAATGTAAGGCGAAACAGATATTAACGTGGCCAGAGAGTATTGATATTGAAAAAAGACAATTTCAATGCAAGGAATGTCACGAAAAATTGTCTGATAAAGATAGGAGATTTGGCGAATGGGTAGCACAGAGGCCAGGGAAGAAGGTTTCAGGGTATCATATTTCACTTTTAATGGCTCCATGGGTAACAGCCGATGAAGTTATTAAAGATAGTGAGGGAGATCAAGAATATTTTTATAACTTCGTGCTTGGTGAGCCATATTCTCCTGGTGATATTCGTGTATCACGGTCTACAATACTGGATAACTGGACACCAAACGATATAACTACTGGAAAGTGGTTCTTAGGTGTGGACGTTGGAAACATTAAGCACTATGCTCTTGGTAGCGAAAAAGGACTGACACAAGTGGGTAGATTTACAAAATGGAGTGAATTGGATGATATAATAAGGAAATATAAGCCTACTATGGTGATAGACGCGATGCCGGACAATACGATGTCTAAATACTATGTCGAGAACTATTTGAATGTTTGCATGTCATTCTTCAAAGAAAATAAGGATAATCCTAAAACTATTGTTTGGTGGGGGGAGGGGGATAGGCAAGGTATAGTATATAGTAATCGTAATAGAATTATAGATCAATTGATAGATGAAATATTAAATGCAAGGATATTGTTCGCTTTTAGATCAGATTCTGAAATAAAAACATACTTGAAACATTGGGAGACGCTAAGAAGAACAAAGGTTGTAGATAATAGGGGGATAGAAAGCTATGTTTGGGATAGTACTACAGGAGAGGACCACTATGTCTTCGCTACTCTTTATTATTATTTGGCGACTTTGGCTGGAGGGACGGGTGGATTCTTTGGAGATGGGAATGAAACGCAGAAATTGTTAGTTGGGAATGATAACGTCATGGGAGATCTTGGGGAGATATTGGCCAGAGTTAATAACTGGGAAAGTCAATAGTACTTATCCACAGTTATTTATTGTCTAATTATTATAATAGGTATATAATATAAGAGTAAATTAATTTTTAAAAATAATGAAAAAAATAACAGAATTAAAAGATAAAGAATTGTGTAAACTGGTGGACAACCGGTGGAATTCGAGTCAGTCTATTTGGGATATTGTAGAAAGTACATACGAAGCAAATGTAAAAGCATATAAAAATAATCCAGAATGGTTAGCTAATCTACCTCGGAAGAAAAGTAGAGTTAGAGCTAACCGTATTTTTGTAAATACCGAAGCTGTGATAAATTCTATAATTGCAAATCCTCCAAAACCTACAGTATTATCATCTCGTGATACTCCAGAAAGTAAAACACTAGCGACAAGATTAGAAAAGTTTTTCAATATAAAATATGCAGAAAGAAATGTTAAAGAAGTAATGCGTAAAGGATTACGTAATTTATATTTTTCTAGGATAATTGTTTTGAAACCTTTTTGGAATTCTAAAATAAATGATTTTGATGTTAAAGCTATTGATCCAAGAAAAGTTCGTTTTGGAAAAAATTCTACAAAAGAAGATGATAGCGAATTCGCTATCGAAGAAATTACAGATAATCTTGCATCAGTAATAAAAAGATTTCCATCAAAGAAAAAAGAAATATTAAAAAAGTTTGGATATGCAGATGAAGAAGATATTTTAATTGAAAATCCAGAAGTTAAATATAAAGAAGCGTGGTGTTGGGATTATGTAATTTTTAAATTAGGTAATATTATTCTTGGAAAAATTCGAAACCCATATTGGGATTGGGATGGTGTTTTAATAACTACTGAAGAAGCAGAACAACTTGGAATGGAAGCAACGACAACTGAACAACGAAGAGAAGTTTTAAGTAGCGCAAAGTATCAACAGGATGAAAGGAAGAGAGCTAAACTAGAAAATGCAACAGAGGGAATTACTTATGATGCTTACTATTTTAATCATTTTGATCGTCCACGAAAACCTTATATTTTTGCAACGATTTTAAATAATGAAAATTGTCCAATAGGACAGACTGATATGATATCTCAGGCTATACCACTTCAGGAAGATGTTGATGAAACAAAAAGGGATATTGCTGAAAACAGAAGATTGGTTAATGGAATAATTAAAGTTGACTCTACTGTTATGTCGCAAGCTGAAGCACAGAAATTACGATTTGAAACTGGTGGAGTTATTTGGGGTAAAGGTGTTGCAAATGGTGTATCACGTGAGACAGGTTCTGCATTACCAGCTTTTGTAAATGAAGCGATGCTTGATTCACGAAGAGAGATTGATAATATTATGGCGGCGTCATCTGCTTTCAAAGGACAACGCGAAGGACAGGAAACTCGTGGTGGACGACTTGCACTTATTGATCAGTCATTTTTGTTACTCAATGAATTAACGCAGGTTGTCGATTACGTCAACTATGAATTGTTTAATTGGTTCATGCAGTTAGCAAAAACACGATACACAGAACATCACTATGCAAAGAGTTTAGGTAAACAATTAGCGATTGAAACAATTACTTTAATACAAGATGATTTTGAAGATGGAATTGAAGTAAGAGTTATTGGTGGAAAATCATTACCGGAAGATAGACAGTTTAAATATGAACAAGCACAAGAAGATATTAAGAATGGAATTATTTCTCCGGTTGATTACTTTGAAACTGCTGGATATGATAATCCTCAAGAGAAAGCAAAGAATAAAGTTATATATGATTTGAACGCACCAAAGGCAGTTGGAGTTACAGACGAAGAAATGCAAATGCTTGTACCTGAAAAACCAGTTGAAGAAGTTCCAAAGACAAGTATTAAATATGGCGAACTTCCTCCTGATGGAAAAGTACAATTGGCCGCTAAAGCAGGAATTGAATTGGATCCAGAATTAGTTGTTGCAGAACAGATGAAAATAGATAGAGAGAAAAAGATAGAGGTTGATAGAAAATATGAGATGGGGAATAAGTCGATTGATAGTAAAGTAAAAAAGGAAAGTACATCGAAAAAAGAATAGTTTTATGACCTGAGTGCGTCGTTAAAGGTACTCATTATTAATAATTTGATCAAGCGGTATCGTCGCAGTCTTTGGACCAAGCGAAGGTAAAGGCAATCTTAAAATTATGGACCCAAAGTTAGAAATGGAACTAACGGGCAGTGAGGAGACTACGGTTGAAGAACCAAAAGTTGAAGAGACACCAAGTCCAGAAGAACCAACAGTAGAGGAAACTCCAGAAGCTAATCCAGCGCCTGAAGTTACACCTGAGCCAGAAGCTGAATTATTTGATCTTCCTGACGGAAGAAAAGTAACTGCTGCTGAGCTTAAAGAGGAGTATCAAAAACTCCTTCCTGAATTTACTCGAAAATCACAGAAGTTAGCTGAATACGAGAAAGGGAAAAAGGATATTAATAGCGACCTTGACAAAGAACCAGAATGGAAAAATCCAGATTATGTTCCTAAAACTTATGCTGAAATCATTGAACTCGCGAAAGCTGAAGCAATCAATGAACTCAACAGAAAGGCTGAGGAAGAACAAGCTAGGACAAGAGAGATAACATCTTATATAGATGCGGAGATAGCAGAATTAAAAAAGCTAGATCCAAAACTAGATGAAAATGCTTTATTTGTTCATGCTAATAAATATGGATTGCAGAATTTGAAATTTGCCTATCAAAACATGATGGACATGAAAAAAGCAATTGTTGAAACTGAACAGAAGACTATCAAGAATTTAAAAACTCGAGAAGCCGACCCAGTATCAACAGGAGCATCACCAGCTTCTACGGAAGATGATGGTTATGATCCAAATGATGTAGGACAATATCAAAGTGCTAACGAGTTCTTGGCTAGAATCAAGGGTAATAAAAAATAATTAAAAATATGACATTTTCAGAAGCCGTCACAACAGTGACAAGAAGTTATATAGTGCCCAAGGTCTATGACACTATATCAAAAGGATCACCTATCCTTATGAAACTTTTGC